AGAAGATGGGGGTATTGACAAAGACGGTGTTATTGAACTTCGTCGAGGCGTTGAGGATATTTCCTTGGGCGGCCATCTGCTCTTGAGGACCAAGCTCATCACTCGTATGGAGGACTCTGTCTAAGTAGGAGCAGGTGCCATAGCCGTGAGATGTGTCATATTCATACCATTCATCCCATTCTGTGAACGGAGAATATGGATTGTCGTAGGTTGTGATTCGAACCGACACTCAAGCCTCCTTTCTAAGAAAATAACATCAGTCTAAAAATAACCCTAAGGGCTGTAGTAGCGCCAAAATATGATCTCAAACCAACCCTAAAGAGCCGTAAAAGAATCTAAATATGGCCTCGAACAAGCCCTAAGGGCTGTAAGAGAATATAAATCTAGTCTTTAAGAATGTCATTAACACTACTAGAGGAAATACCAACAGCCTCTGCAATCTCAGAGAGGCTATAACCGCGAGCTTCCAAAGCTCTGACTTGGTTCTTCTTTGCTGGAGAAATAAGACGAGACTCTTTTGGCATAGCAAGCTTCTTCAATGTATCCAAATCTGAGTTGGAGATAATATCTTTTAGCTTACTGGTAGAGATAGCGCCAGCTTGGATAGCTTTCCATTCTGCTGGAGAAATAACAATAGATTCCTTCTTGGCTCCGACCTTAAGTCTTGCCTCTGAAAGGGCTCTATTTTTTAATTTCTTAATATCATCTCTAGACATGTCCGGATTTTCTTCTTGAACCATTCGGATTTTTTGGTTAGCAAGCAGCCAAGCACGACGCTCTAGAGGTTTATTTTTCTGAGCGGTATTTAATCTAGAATTTAAAGCGTTGACTTGCTCTTGATATATCTTCTTGGCTTCTGGAGAATATGGAATGTCCTTTGTCATACGAGCTTCTTTGCGTGCTTGATTAGCTAAAGCTTTAAGCTTATTTGCATGGTCCGCATAAATATTCTCCATAGCAGTACCAGAGGATAAAGTTCTAGCGTCATCAGTCTCAGCCATTTTTGTAGACCGGATAGTTCTAGTTACGGTCTTTCCGTCCTTGTTAATATAAGTCTCAGGGGTCTCTCGATAGACCTTTTCACCACGGAAATAACGCTTCTTCTCATCTTCGGTCATCTTGGACACTGCTGTTATTTCTTTGCGCATTCCAGGACGAGCATCAGAGCTAGCCTTGGAAATAAGCGTAGAAGCACCACGATTTGCTCCGCCTTGATACTTGATCTTAAGTCCAGCAATATCATTGTCCTTGTAAGACTGCTCCCAGTTCAAATTATGCTTCTCAGCATCAATAACAACCATGGAATGTCGAACAGCTCTGGCGATCTCACTCATGCTAGCGCCTTTAAGAGTCATGTCAGTAATAAGATTACTAACCTTGCCCATTTGCTTCTGTTTATCAAACCTTTTATCGGTTTTGACTTCTTTCATTCCAGGATATGCTGGATAGGCAGTCTTTGGCTCGAAATCCTTAAGACCAGCCAAAGGCTTTGCCGTCTTGATTTTTACAGACTTCAAAGGGATAGCTAAAACAGTATCGCCATCAAAATCGGCTCCTGACAGGCGCTCAGCAACTCGAGGAGAAATACCAATGGCGTCTCCAGCATTACCTAGGATTTTCTTAGCTTCCTTGTTGGTGTTGTTGACTGTTAGCTCAGGAATTTCGAAAACACCACCATGAGGATATCGAATCAGAGCAACTCTCTCGCCATTCTTAAGCGTTGGAAGATATGCCTCAGTGTCTTTCATCTTTGGGAACGGTAAAATAACCTTAGAAGCCTGTCTAGGAAGAGCTGCAGCATGTAAATGAACTGCTGCAGAGTCACAGCCATCGGCAAATTTCTCTAGAAGGGCACGCCGAATTGTTGGGTTCGTCAATTCCATAATATCACGGAATTTATCCTTCTCAAGATCATAAGCCAGGCCAAGCTGCTTCTTAGCGAGAGATGTGCTCTGCTTTGACAGCATCTGAGAAGATATAGCTTTGCGCCAAGCTCCCCAGTTACCCTCTTCGTTGACAATATTCAACGCTGACTGATGAGTCTTTCCATCCTTGCCTGTGTAATGCCTCTGAGCTAAAATAAGCTCGTTGTCATTCTTAATCAAGGCTCCAAATGGATTTTCTGGCTCTGATTTCATCTCTTTCAGAACAGAATTATCCTTGTGGCCCTTCAAAGGCGTGCCCTTAGGCTTGTTAGTGTTGAAAATAATGTCAACTCCAGGCGGCATATCATCGCGGTACATCGCCATGCCCTTTAAATAATGGGTACCATCAACAGCAATACGAACCTGTGCATAATGGGCTCGACCCAAGGAAATATCCTCAACGCCTCGACGAAGTTCAATAACACCGTCTTTGTCAATACCCCCATCTTCTTTATATGTGACTTTGATTCGCTTAGAATCTATGGATACCGGAGGCTCAATGCTTCTTACAACACCATTCTCAGTAAATAAGCCTGGAGCACTGATCTTGTCACGGTTCTTGGAAACCTCAGCATAAGTTACTCCTGGAGCTGCCAAAACCTTGATCGTCTCATTTTTGTTTACTGTTGGGTGAAAAGTTTGGATGTAATAAACCTTATAACCTTGATCTTCAAGCATAGAAATGGAATTGTTGAGAGCCGTTCTCGTAACTCCTAGATGATTTTCAACACCAGGACCAATATCGACAAACTTCTGGTCTTTAAGACTCTCTTCTAGCTTGTTAGCCATATTTTTCGTAACGTTTGCCCTAGCTGCCATGTGAGGCTTTAGGAAATTACGAACCTGGGACTCGCCGATGCCCATCTTCTTGCCGATTGCAACGTTGGAATATCCCTTTTCCTTCAACTTCCAAACCTGTGCCGCATCTGCTGCCCATTTTTCATTACGAGCATTAGACTTCCTAGCACGATACTGCTTGATGGTCATTCCAAAATAATCTGAGATCTCTTTCTCAGAAAATCCTTCTTTGCGGAGTTGTTGGCTTGTGCCTAGAAAATCAGTAGCACTTTGATAAGGATCTTTTCCCGAGCCCCAAGGATATCGACCAGAATGTCGTGGGGTACCATAATGAGAAAGCTCATCGTCGAAATACTCATCAAGCCCTTCAAAATAATCCATCATTCATACCCCTCCATTCTCATCTCTTCAATCTTTCTGTCAAATGATACAATCTTGTCCATAATATGGAAGATCTCGTCGGGTTCAGCGACTTCTTTCTGAATATCGTTGCTCTGATAGATCCTCAACTTGATCTCAATGTCCATAGGATTAACGTCATACTCAAGACAAAATAAAGCTGCATAAATTTTGGGCTGCAGCATGGATACTTTGCTTACTCCGGTCTTAAGATCGTGGATCCTAAGCAGATTACCTCTGAAGGAAATAGCATCAGCTGTACCAAATGCATTAGCCGAATAATAAACAATCTGCTCAGGAGTCATCTTGAATCCGATTGCATCATTCACATACATGTTAATAGTCTTCGGCTCATCAGGGAGTTTGACCCCCATAGAAATAAGCTTACAAGCCAATTCATGCATTTCAGTTCCTTGAAGTGTCGCCAAAAATGTAGAATAGGTCCTCATAAACTTGTCTTCGTCGTAATTTACCCAATGGTAATTACTTGCGCTAAGATATGCGTGTTTACCTTCCAGCGCGTAATGCTTGTTGAAGTTCATTGAAGACCCTTTCTTCATTCTCGGGATAAATAAAGGTGGCGAAGCTCATTTCATTCATGAGTTCTACATAATATTCCTGGTTTGGTTGATGTCCAGCAGAAATACCACGCTTACATTCCAAAGCTGCCCATCTGTCTCCAAGAAGGATGAGTAGATCTGGGATCCCTTGAATATAGTTAGGATCATTCTTTAAAACTATAGCATCAGGAAATAACTCCTGAAGCTTCTCTACCAGATCGCGCTGGTATTCGTTCTCTCTACGTCCCATAATCTCTCCTTTCAAGAAAGACAAAAGATAGAATAGGTTGGTATTCTATCTCTTCATTATATCCTATGTTTTATCTCCGATAGCCAAATGCTGGGCAAATGCTCGCTCATTGAAAATAGTTTTACGTTTTACGCTTCTCAAAACAGCATTATCTATAGGCGCCTTGGATAAAAGTTGGTAATAATACAAATCTTTGAACCTCGTGTTCAGTCTATCAATTCGACCAGCAGCCTGTTCCATAATTTTGTATGAGTAATTAAGAGAATAAAAGACCATCGTATCTGTTTCGACGCAATTCCAACCTTCTGCACCAGCAGTGTACTGAACTAAATAAATCCACGAATCGGATTTCGGGATAGGTTCGTGTTTGAACCCGTTCCATTCAGCAAAATTAATGTTTGCCTCGGCGCAAAATGCTCGAAGCATCTCTAACTCATAGTTGAAATTATAGAAGACTATGAGCTTTGGGTGATTCTCAAAGATATGCTTGAGAGAGTCAAGTCTGCTAGGATCCTGATAGATTATCTTTCGGAATACCGAGCAAGCTTCTGAAATATTCTTCATAGGCTTCTCTTCGAAGATGTTCCATCTGGTTTCCATAGCCTGTTTATATAACTCTTCGTCATACCCAACAATAACTTGCTCATAGTGTCGAGCCGTTACTCTTTGAAACGGCATGTTTACAAGAATCTTAGATCTTAGGACTTCCAACTTTTTAGTCTCAACAAATCGGTCAATCTTTGGGAATTTAGCAAACCTATTATAGACAACATGCTCCCTTATGAATTCTGATCGATTCTTATAGAACCTATGAGCAATGAATATAGGAACATAGTCCATCCAGGTATCACCAGGAGTAGCGCTCAGCAATATCCATTGGTTCTTTCTGGCTATCTTAAGGAAAGATTTAACCCAAGCTCCTGATCCGACTACTCGTTGTTCGTCGAATATGAAGAAAGCCGAGTTGATCTTCGTGTATTTCTTGATGTTGTTCCAGCTATCAATATGTACCGATATCCCCCACACATCCATCTTCGGAGACAGCAATAACGGAAGGCCCTCGTGCTCCCAGTCAAGGGTATCTCGTTTCCTGGCAGTGGTAATTATGTAAAGATCTCTTGGTTTTGTTGGTTTACCCAAAAGACCGTCATCGGAAATACGTCCACCGCAAACTTTCTCAAAGAAATAAGCCAATGCTGTAAGGGATTTGCCGGAGCCGACCCCGCCGCAAAGGACGGAGCCGGTCGACAACTTGTTAACGGCATCCCGTTGATGGGGATATAGCTTAGAATGGGAGTTCGTACTCTTCATCATTATTTGCCGGTCTGGAGCTGTCCGGAATATCAGCATACATCTGATCAAGTTCATCCTCGTCAATTGTGACATACATATTCTTTACGTACGCCTTGACGCCGGTCTTTCCGTTGACCTCCCAATTATACGGACGAATAACAACATCAACACGCTTAATATCAGCATAGTCCAACTGTCCAACAGTCTGGCTGTTGAGTCGAGTCTTGTTACGAGATGTAACAAGCCAAATGTTTGGTGGAATATTATCGAAACTTACCGCAACCTGTAGGAAACAGAACTCATCGTCACCATCCTGGATAGGCTCACGGCGCTTAACTACCCAGCCATCCTTCTCTAGGTCATCTGCAAGTTTCGAATCGAGCTGGACACAGAAATTACGCTTTCCAGCAGCGTTAAATTTGCTTTCCTCACCTGAGAAGTTTCGGAACATAATGTGAGCGTTCTCAATAGTGATATTGTTTGTTACTTTAAGATCCTTAGCCATTTCTTTCTCCTTTACTTAGATCCCTTTTTGTTGTTAATGATTCCCTCGTCGTCAGATATAAACCACTCGGCATCTCCGTATTTGTCAATATCGACAATGGCCTCATCGACAAGCTTGTTGTGATAACTGGTATCAACCTCTTTCTCTTTGTGCATGAGCTTTACGGATTCAGCCTCAAGCCAACGATATCCCTTTGTACCACCAACAGAATAATACTTGTCGTCCTTCTGGCGCAGCAATATACCGCCTCCAGAACCAGGCTTCATTGGAACAAACGATCCAACGCGGCCTACGAACGTATAAATATGACCTTGATCGATGGCATTTCGCAGATCATCATCCGACAGTTCCTTGTATTCCTTCTTTACAAATGGCTGTTCCTTCTTCTGACGGTCTGCAAGCTCCTTCTCGAAATCACTGACATCTTGGCAAGACTCATTCATGTCCAAATACATTGCTGTAGTAACAGACTTTGTCTCGCATAGGTCCTCGAATTCGATTGGATCATGTGAAAATAACGTCTTGAAGACGTATGGTTTAGCAAACTGTTCGCCAGTAGCCGACCACTTACAATCATCACGCTTGGATTTCCTCATGCCATCATCACCATAGCTCAGCTTTGAGATATAGGTCGAATTGTTGACTATGCACATCTTGGAGTATGTTGCTTCATGCTCAAATGTGTATCCATATTTCTTACCGAACTCAAATACGAAGTCAATCTTCTCCTGGTCAATATCCGCCAGTTTGATAGAATCGGTCTTAATATGAACGACAGTCCAACCTTTCTCTTGACAAGCATATTTCAGATCAATCATAAATAAGGCGCCACGTTTGGCTACGATGTTATCCTTATTCCTTGGATCCCTGAACGGATTATCGAATTTAGCGGAACTCAATCCATAGACTAAGTTGATAACCGTCTTCAGAGCCGCTGAGAGGTCTTTTGAGGTATACTTAGCAGTATGACTGGACAATTCGTCCAGAAATGGTTTAAGCTTACCGTCTAGAAGCTCTCCGGCCTTCTCATAATCCTCATGCTTGATATAAACGCGAGCCTTCTTAAGATCACTGAACACTTTGGTGTATTTTCCGAATAGATTCAGCTCCTCAATAGATGATGGGTGCATGGAAGTGATATCCAACAGTCCTACATTGGTGTACATTCCGTGCTCGGCGTAAACATATCCACCTTCGCCTGGATCCTCGCCACGATATGAGCTCTTGCCGCGCTCAAATTTATAGCCAGGGAACTCCTTAGACAAATCCGTATACACGAACTCGCTCTGCGGATGCTTGTTCTTTCCGAAAATAATCCTTGCAGAATGGGCGTTGGTGGTATCATTTACAGAAAGACCCGATAGCTCAGCAAGAATTTGTCGTGCTGCCCAGTCACCACTAAGATGTTCAAATACTGCTTCGGTGGAAATAACGTCATTGTCACAATATTTTGCTACTTCCTCCCATCTGGTCTCATCTACTGGTTGATCCCAAGGAAGTGCTAGCTCCTGGTGATGTAGGCCAAGCTGAATCTCCCATTTCTTCAAGCTCTGCTTATTTGCAGCGGAAGCAAAATCATACACGTCGGTATATGACAGATTATAGGCTTCGCCAAATAAAGCATTCCTGGATTCACCACTGACAATCTTCTGACTCAACTTATACAGCTGAAGATTATCGTATCCAAGATAACGAGCGTAGAGGATATGGTTATCATAACGGCGGCAGTTAAATCCAACCAACCGCATCTGCATAAGATCCTCAATATCGCTTGGGGATGGGTTGATCATCCTGACTACAGTAGCATCTTTACCTTGATACTTCCAGTTAACCAAGAAAAGGTTAGGAAATACCTCAACATCGAAAAATACTAGCCTGTCGTCGCGGTAGCTATCTACTGCTGAAGATGACTCTTCAGATTTGAATTTCATCTCGCCTACAAGACGGACACAATATTCTGCCTGATTGGTACTGTTATTAGCAAACGCTAATACTTTTGTCTGCATGTCACTAACGTCGTACTTAAGACCAGAGGAATATGCATCATCCAAGATCTTCTTGATAAAATCAATGCTTGGCTTCGTTCCAGGATGGATCTCCTTTCTGAGATTACGCTCAATAAGCTCTCGCAACCCCCTCTCGCTCTTTACGCTTGTGAAATTAACCACTGGTTCCTCCTTAGTTGGCAATCCACTTGAAATATGAGCAATGCCAAGGCTGTTACACTTGGTAAGCTTCCTTCTTAACGAGCTGTTGCCAGAATATACCTTAATCTCGATACCATACGAATAGACCCTACTCAGCTTCGTGACATCGCCGTCGTAAATATAATGGAGGTGAACTCCTTCTCCGGATTTACTAAGCTCGGCATAAGTGGGAGGCCATTTGTAGGCTTCCTGCAAGTTCAGATATGCATTTTTCTTTCCTTCATCGTCCTTCAAGTCAAAGTCGATGACAATATGATTCTCTGGAACCTTAACGTAATGGAGCTGCGAGGTATCAATATCCTTTAGCTTCGTCCTTACGTTCTCCCATTTTTTCCTAGGAGTTCCATCATCAGTAGCATACTGAGCTTTTGAGTCAGCTAGCATCTCATCAAATATGCTTGTCTCACTATCAAGTACCAGAACTTTTGGCCTCACCTCCTGTTCGTCAAACTCTTCGGTATTTATAATTCCTTTGAACTTCTCCTTGATAAATCCGCGATAAAGCGATCTATGTCTCGTCTCACCAATACGAACTACCTCATCGAACCTCTCAAAATAATTCTTGAGCTCGTCTCGGAATACGTACATTGGCATGATAGAGTGAATCTGAGAATATTCACAGAACTCACGGTACATAGCATATGCCTGTTTCAACGTTACCATATCAGCATCAGCAAACGTAAAATATTCGGACTCAACGAAGTTGAAGAACGTGTCAGTCCTAAACATCATGTTCACTGGTCGATATGAAGCGTAGTAATTCTTGCCCATCTCGTTGTAAATATCAAGGCATCGGCAAGCAATTGGCCCAAGCTCGAAGGATATCTGCCTAACAAGGTTGTTGTACACGTCATTTGGAACATGTCTACCACTAGGGGTGACAGAAATAAGTCGACGGATAAGACCAGACTTTGCATCAGTAATTTTTACAGGACGGTTGGTCGCCATAAACAGGAAAGCATTGATCCTACCCATATATCCAGACTTGTACTTCTCATTGATGAGCATTTCCTCGTGGGATACGATACTATTTAACTTGGAATTATCCTCAATTCGGCTTAGATCGCCGTCATGCTGGATAGCTACAAGAGGGCTAGATTTAAACGTCTCGGTGGAAAAGGAATTATTGGAAGATGCGAGAGCCTTGGCTTCGAACATTGTGTAATAACCCTGGAAAAGCTGCTGGATGATATTGAGAATTGTGGATTTACCACCGCCAGCATCGCCATAAAGCACCAGGAACTTTTGAATATCCTTTGCTTCACCAGCAATGACTGCTCCGATGGCCCACTCGATCTTCCTGAGCTCATCCTCATCATATAGCGTTGTAACCAGCTCTAGATATGCTTCGCAGCTTCCTGGGATTAGAGGATATGGAAGTCGTTTACTTACGTAGTCTTCCTTCTTTACGTCCTGTCCAGCAAATGTTAGCTCCGCATCAAGCTGATGATAATTATCTGGTAGGTTACAAATCCACTGTCGATATAGCTTCCAGCTTCCAGACGAATACGAACTCATCCACTTCACGTCAATGTCACAAGCAAATAAATCCTTAGCACGATTCTCGTAGTAGTCATTCAGCTCTTTGTCAACCAATCGAGCAACATCATATTCATTCGTAGACCACAAGCCAGCCTCTTCGTCCCACACGGCGTAAAAATCGCCGCCTCGGACCATGATGTCATTGGTCCCTCGAACCGAGAAATCTGGATAAATCTCGAGAGACTCTTTTTTGACTGAGCGCCTTCGAATATTGAAGAAATCCATCGAACCTCCTTTCAAGAAAATTGTGCAAGTTATTCGCAAAAAATCAGTTTTGTCACAAAAACACGAATTTTTACCCCAAAAACCTTTTATATATACACATATACGTATATATATACTATTATTACTTATATATAACTTATAATAGTATAGAGTATAATATTTGTGACAAAGCATGAATGACCTGCGGTTTTACAGCAAAATAACACGAAAATTTTTGTGACAAAAGTATGGCAAACTGGGCGAAATCGTGACAAAATCGTGACAAAATCGGTTTTTAGGCCTATTTTAGCAAGGCTCCAAAAAGTTAGCCAAGGTTAACAAAATTGCCCAAAAACATGAAAAAATCGGGTTTTGTCACAAATATTTGTGACAAGATTTCAAAAACGTGACAAAAATGTGACAGAATTTTAGTTAAAATTTTTATATAATTCATGCCAAATTTCTCCAATTTTTGACCCGTCCGTAACCTATCAGTAGTCTTCCAAAAGTCACTCAGAACCCACTCAAAATCTCTCAGCAGACCTAAAATGTTCTACCATTCTTCGCCAATGACATATCGCTCCATGCAATATGCGTTAGCCTGATACCACAATTCTAGGCGTCGCTGATTCTTCTGAGGATCATTGAGTGGGAAGAGTCCTCCCTTGCCATCTGTACCATATTTTCTACGGACAATTCGATCACAAATAGGCTCTACTTCTAGCTCGCCGCCATACGTACCCCAATGCCCATCGTCAAAAATATCCAATCCAGCGTTTTGAAGCATTTCATCAAAGCGAATATGCCTCCTATCCGGGACGTCTGGATTCCACATGATATCATTCTCAATCATGCTGGCCATAACTGCCAAAATCTCCAACAGCGAAATAGGATGGATAGATGAATCCATGTCAGATATTAGTGGATGGTCGTCACAGAACTCCAGTATAAAGTCACTGCGCATGTCAATGGCGTCGCAGACACGGTTCTCATCCATTTTAACAATGACTTCGAACGGATAATCCGCTAGATACTGAAACAGCCTTGTACGTCCGTCCCAGTTCAACCAAGACCCAAGCCAACTAATATAATCGGACCAAACATCACCCTGTTCCTCATTCGCTGATGCTGATGTGATACTCATCATCTTCACCTTGGTCTTCTGGATGTGTTCTGTAATATGACTCGGCTACACGGCAGATCTCATAGTCCAGCTCGTTCCTGGCATCACGGAAATATACGACATTTGGCTCATCGTCCTTTTCCTGGCGCTTCTGCTTAAACAGGTCATCAAGCTCTCTTGCATCAAGACCAATTTGGGTCTGTACGTACATTACACTCTCGTCCGTCTCATCTGCAAGAACCTTGTCGCCGTCATAGAATGACCAGGTTAGCTTCTCATGCCATCCGCACTGGTTGAAGAACTCGCTTTTGTCAATTTGGTAAGGCTTCTCAGGAATATCCTCGTCTACAGGATTTGGATCGGAGTCTTCTGGAATATCCTCGTCTTCTACCTGGTCTTCTTCAGTTTCTTCGTCCATGTAGAGACCTTGAAGCTTTGGATCAGACTCGATTTTTCCATCCATCCAGTCTTCATATTCCTCGTCATCCTCTGGAGCGTCATCCTCAGTTGGAGCCTCGTTATTTTCCTCAGAAATGTCATCGAGTTTTAGGTCTCCAAAGTCCTCAAAGATATTATGATGTTCGAAGCCGTCCTCATCGACCTTTTTATTAGACTTGACAGAATGCTTGATGGTTTTGACAACATCATTATTCATGCCCTGGACTTCTTCTGGGATATTCTCTGCGGTTCCGTCGTAGAAAGCAGTGTAATCGGTATATTTTCCTTCGTGGACCTGCTCCCTAGCCTCATCTACAATCTTCTCGACTTCTGTGAAAGAAGGGCTTGTCTGATATTTAGCCGTGATATCCTGGAGCTTTGCCATGTAGAATGACTTAAGAGCGTCCATTTCCTCGGACATCTCTTTATCATAGCGCTCATCAAAATAGCGTTTGAAAAGAAAATAGGTGCTAGAGACACCTACGATACCGCCTGCAATGAATGCGGCGGCGATTTTAAGTTTAGTATTCATTATTAGATCCTTTCAAGACCTTAAATATTACTTAGAGGGCAACGGTATAGGTTTGGATAGTCAAATATATCTCTAAACCAGTTCCCGCTACCAATTTCGTCGGACCCTACCCCTCAGATAAGGTCCCAAACAACTCCGTCAACGTTGAAGTCAAGCAAAATGCTCTTTCCCTCAGCATTGGCTACGAGATTAATAATACTATCATCGCCGAAAATGCCGAAATCGATGAAATGATCACCGTCGTCCTTCTTGTAAGCCCAGCCTACAACCTGACCTTCGGGAATTCTTGGCAGACCAAGCTCATCGCGAACCTCATTCAAGAAAACATGGCCTCTTGCCTCGAGTCGATCGTTCAGGTGGCACTGTACCATCTTCAGGAAAATGAGATTTTGCTCCATAGAGTTAGACCAGTTTGGGTTATTCTCGTCGAAATATGCGACATAAGCGCCAAGAGGCTTGTTCGAGACAGTCTTCATCTTGACAGGCTTACCTTCAACCTCAATAGTCTCAGTCTTCTCAGCCTTACCGACGTAGATCTCGTGCTCTTTATCCTTGCCGACAGCATCAATTACACGGCCACGATATTTATCGAAAGCCTCCTGAGTGGTCTTGAGAGCGCCAACAAGAGCTACGTTGCGCTTGCTCATGATATTGTGTGCGCCAAGAATACACGCAATACCAAGACCCATCAGAGTTACTGCTGGGAGATATTCTTTGACGAGCTTACCAGCTGTCTGGAGCTTGTTTGAGATAATATCCTTCTTATAATCGTTCTCAGAATATGTCTCACCGTCCTTAATAGGAAGTTTTCCGTCCTTAACATCCTTAATCAGCTGGTCATTTGCCTTATACTCGTCCAGAATATCCTGTACACGAAGAGTTGAGCGACATGCCAGAACGGTTCCGCCAATAATACATGTTACACCGGCAGCTGTGAGGAGTTCGGGGCTATGCTTAGCAACAATAGCGCCAGCCTTACCAAATCCTCTTGTGATTGTTGAGCTAATATTCATTTCTACTCCTTTTCAGATTTGTTTTGTTCATTTTTGATATCAAGAGCAATTGACTTTAAGTCTCCTGTGAGGATAGCCATGATATCGTGCGCGTGGTCTCCTTGGAAAGCGTTGAGAATCTCGATTGCTTCGCCTTCTTTTTTAGTTCCAACCACAAGCAGTGGTTCTTTATAACCCTCATCTACATAGCTTACCAGAAGGGTCTTTGGTAATGGTCTCTTATTTTTCATATTTACTTCTTCTTCCTTTTTAGGAAAAGATGAACGATGGCTCCAAGAAAAGCGAGTAACAGCATAACCAATGCTGCCGCAATAAAGAACATAGCTGAAAACATGACTACTCCAACGAAGAAATTGAAGACCATTACGCAGAATCCAGCAAAACCCAATCCAAACCATAAAGCTCCCATTTTTACTCCTTATTCTTAAAGTTGTTGAATAGTTCTTTGATAAAAAAGTATACAAAGGTCAAGAGTACAAGCGAGAAGACAGCCAAAACCGCAAATATGACTACTCCAAACATAAATAATAGTTCAGCCCACATTAGAACCTCAATTCGTCTTCATATCTTGCTGGAGGAAGATCCAGCATATATCCATCACGAACTCGACGTACTCTTGCAGATCTCATATCGTTCCAGCCATATTTGTTATCAGTGTACTGGCTTGGAATACGAACCATTTCATACAGATCAGCTACGGATACGAAGTCGTAACGGTCTACAATATCGCCCATACGAGATAGAACCTCTTCGGCTTCTCCTCTACTTGACAAAATAACCGAATCTGCGCTATCTAATCTTGGGCTTGGACGGCTCTCTCGCCTTGGCTGACGGTTGTTATTGCTAGAATATGAGCTGTAACTCGTATATGTCGAATTCCTAGCTTGAGAGCGGTTAGAAGGCCTTGCTGATGCATCTCCAAATAAGATCATCTGTACGGCGCCTGTAACTGCGTCAGAAATAAGGTCTTTTACAGCTGGTACGACAATGTCTGTAAGAAGATATTCACTTACAGACCTAGAGTCATCAAAAAATAGACTCTTTAGTTTCTGTCCGAAGCCTTTCTCCCTCTTCTTTGCTGGAGCAGCTGTCACTGGAGTAATGACCTTTTCGCCTTTCTTGGCATTTTCCTCCTTTTTCATGGATGGGAGTTTCTCTAGTTCCATATCCATGTCGATCTTTGGCATTTCCTTTTCGGCCATAACAATCTCCTTTCAAGCGTTTTATTAATATCCATATCTAAATGATGGTGACGGCATGAAGTCATATTCCAGCGTTAGACAGGGTTCTCCGTCCTCAGCCACGCATGATCCGAAGTCCAATCCGAGCAGCTTATCAGCATTCCATCCAAGCTGGCCTCCGATCTCAAGACTTGGAAGCTCAATAAATCCGTACCAGTCGTTCAGATCCATAAATACATTGCTCAGAAGCTCATGGTTGAAGTTATTTACAGCCTCTCGGATTGTCTCCTTGTCAGAACGGAAATATCTTCCACTGATTGGATCAAATACGAGGAATGCACCAGAACCGGTCACCTTCGACTGCAGAGATACAGGATTAGCCTCAATAATATCCTGCGAAACGCTGCTACGGATATTCAGATCATCCTCTTTGTCCATTTTCTCAATGACCTTTGACTGATAACGCTCCAAGGTCTTCTCTGCAAGAGAATATGCAGCAGTTGCAGCAGCTGTCTTAGCTGCTCCCACACGGTTTGCTGCTACTAGACATACCAGACCTACTGCAAAGGCACTTGCTGCTGGCAAATATGTCTTCCATAGAACTTTAACAGTTCTCTTCGGACCAAGATATTCTACAAGCCTCCAGCTAGGTCCGTCCTGATAATCGATACCAGTCCTATCAGTCCAGCTGTAAAAATCGTCTGCTGGATGTTCGTCCCGATAATCTTTATAGACGACCTTGTCCAAAATATGCATGGCTTTAGGAGTCGTCTTTACTGCTAAAATAGCTCCTGATGTAACTCCAATAATACCAGCGGCCGTTAGAATTTCCGGACCGTGCTTCATAACCTCATGTTGAGTCGTCCGAAGCAGTTGATTTACGTTCATATAGTCTCCTTTCAAGAGATAACCTCTTTATATGCTATCAATACTATCATACCTGTATCGACAGTTTTTGCCAAAAACTTTATCCAATGAGAAATCTTTTATTTCATTAATAACATCAGGATAAGCCTTATTAACAGCTTCGAGTTCGTCCACGTTCAATGGCTCATTGTCTAGAAAAATGCCGCGTAGCTTGCAATATTCATAGAGGATAGTAAATTTCACACGTATTTCCTTAATCGTAATAGAATTTGGCAAGAAGAATTTTACCTCTAGGATATACGAAAACGGATGAAATTTAACCTCTACTTTTCCGCGTTTAAGCCTAGCTCGGATGTCGTTTACAAATTTCTGGTTGAATATACCTGGCAAGTGTGGATCAAAACTAGGCTTATCATTTTTATAGATAATTTCATCAGCGTTTTCCAAAGTGTGGATGAGATAGCTATACGAATTTAGAGCCTTATAGACAGAAGCAACAATTCTCGGACATTCATAACAGAACTGATCTATATCATGTTTCTTCAAGATGAGAATATTCGTTTCGCATACTTTTTTCTCGATAGCTAGAATTTCGATTTTAGAAACATTACCTGTGCGCTCGTCAATTTTGATGCTTAGCATATCTTTGTCAGATGGGAATCCATCTCCAGCTTTAACATAAACGTATGCGTTATAGCTTCCTGTTTCTTGTCCAAAAATCTTCGTGTGTGAGATTTCAGCATTTGGAAATTCAAAATATTCGTTGATTTGATGATTTAGAGAACTCAACCTATCGTTCGCATCGTTAATAATCTCAAAGAGCTTAACAAACCGATATTTTACCATCACAATCCCTCCTAAAAAATAAAAGAGGAGGCTAAGCCTCCTCTCCTATCGTTTGTGGTCCTTCGATCTCTTGTTCATCTGCCATGATAGCTTCGATTGTTTTGGTCAAAGTTTCCCAGTTGCCAATATAATCCACAACAGCCTTTCCGCAACGGTCACCAACGTACATGCTTAAAGCCATTCCTCCAATATAAATCGCTACCTTACTTGGCAACGATGCCTGTTGGATTAATGGTTTAATAGCAGTTCCGACTAGATGTCCGACGCAAATGCTTGCGGTCATATTACCAACAACCTTTGCAACTTTCCAACCATCCATTTTCTTCTCTTCCATGATAACTCCTTTCAAGAGTTTGGTCTATACCACTTCATTATATGCCGTGTTCTTTATGCGAGGTTAGTTGGATTTGGATGGAATTGCTGGATAGAAATGTACATGACCAGAGTCGTCTGCCTTCATTTGGATATCGCCAGTGATCATCTCACCATCGACGCCCAAAGCATATTGGCTACCATTGTAAGCAAGCAGCTTGTCCATCTCCAGATGACCAGAGTCGTTTGCAAAATAATACTTGCCGTCTTTCTGGAACCAGCCAGTCTTCATAGATCCAGTCTGAGGATCTAGATAATATAGAGATCCGTCAATGGTCTGCCAGTCTGTAGCCATAGCACCAGAGTCTGTTAGGAAATACCAGTGGCCACTGAGATTAATCCACTGATCAAATAGCATACGACCCTTCTCATCAAGGTAGAACCAACGACCCTCTGGGAATGTATTCTTATCAAATACCCATCCGGTCTGCATCCAGCCTTCTTCGTCGAATCGATACCAGACGCCGTCGATCTTCTCCCAATTATCCCTAGTATATGATCCATCAGTGTGCATATACCACCATTTACCGTCCTTCAAAATCCAGCCGGAGCCTGTGGACTGAGATGCGCCAGAAAATGCGTTATACCAGTATTGCGCCTTAGCCATATATGCTGCGTTCTGGCTATCAGCAAGAGATGCTGGACAAGCTGTACTAGCAAAATGCTGGTGAGGATATACGTTCTTCATCCACTCAGGATATCCGAATCCATACTTCCAACAAAGAGCAGCTGTAAGCTTTGCGCCATATTCAATAGTTGCGTCAGACAGTGACCAAGGGTTGCTTGTAGCGTCTGCATGCTCAATACCAATGGAGCGCATATTTACGTAGAGGTTACCTGCATGATAAGCTGTATCCTTGTCATAGACATACTGAGCAGTGTTGCCGTTAACGTCTACCTGGTAATGAGCGCTGGTTCCGTTATTTTTTAGGGAATTATAGCACTGATCAAGGGACAGATTTCCTGCGTTATGATGCAAAACAATAAATGATGCGACGTTTCCATGTCGACTCTCCCAGTTTAAGGGTGGAAGGATTAATGTAGCGTCGGCTTCGAGTGATGAATAGTTCATAAATATATCTCCTTTTTTGAATAGGTTTAATAAACTCGGTAATCATCGGGGTAGAAGTTGAAACTAGATCGGCGTTTGATCAGGGGAAATATGGCAACCCAGCCGGTTGGCCAATGATCTAAGGTTGGCTGATTTATTTGCACATTACACAACGTCTCCTTCTGATAAATAGAGAAGCCGCGGTCGAAGAAGTTACAGAAATCTGAGAACATAACTTCGGATGGGCACTCGTTAGATCTAGGCATTTTCTCTGGATCTCGTAAGTCAGCTATAACCTCGTTCAAGTTCTTCAAAGTTGGATATGGTTCGGTTGCGACAACCTCAGTTTGCTGCATCTTTCATCATCTCCAAGATATTTGACCAGTCTAATACAGCTTCCAGATCCTTACGGTTATTTTCTAGTACATCGCGGACAGGCTTAAGCCATCTAAATTTATAAAGCATACGTTCGTATCGTTCTGGACGAATTGCTTCTTCATGGTTAATACCATCGGCCCATAAAGCCTTTGTCACTTGACCATTCGTAAAAGTAACAGAAAGAGTGCATCCTCCATTAATAGCCAATACCACATTTTCCCAATGATTTACAGGATAAACAGAAATGTGTGGTGCTTCTCCCAGAAATCTAGCCATTTTTGAGAATGGTGTAGTTCCAAAACTTACAATCTCAGTCGCCATATTTTTCTCCTTTAACGAGTGCGTGTCCTAGGGTCATTTACAAGCGCGCCAACTATCGGGTATGTATCAATTATGCCTTTAATTTCTTCTGGATCACACGCATATTCTGTTGGAATAACGATTCTGACGCTCTCGCAGTTACGATCCTCATCCAGATATATTGTAAGTTTTGATGTTGTAGGATCTTCAAACGAAGATAAAACAATGCAAGCTTTACCATCTTTAATGATTGGTGATGTGTAGCATGATGGATTGTCATTAATGAACTTTGCGACCGGACTGGTATTCCATACAGCTTTTCTAAAGTCCTCTAAAAAACCATTCTTGATTCCCATATCAATCTCCTTTCAAGACAAAAAGCATAGTACAAGTTTGTACTATGCTTCCAAGTCCCTGTTATCTTAAACAGCAGCCTCCACGACGGTTTCTGCTACTTCAGGGGCATTGTCAATAGCTGCCTCGACTACTGCGTCAACGGCAGGTTTGTTCTTCAGAACAATCGCTCCAATAACCAGACCAGCGGTCGCAACACCAGCTGCGATAGCAATAGCCTTCTTGTGCTTCTTGATCTTCTCAACAAAACCCTCCTTCTTCACCTCAGTAGTCTCGTCAATCTTCTCGACCTTTGCCTGAACCTCAGTAGATCCCTTCATTTTAGTCTCCTTTCAAAAGACTTTATATGGACTTCATTATACCAGGTGTTAATTATGCGAGCAATTTTGACATCTCAGCAATGCCGAGCTGCTCCGAATTTGGAGGATATGTAGAATTGATCAATTGGCGGTATGCTGGTTCAATGATCTTCTTGTAGTTCTTCATAATCTTCCAGATATCGTTCGCATCACTCGTAGTGTACTCTCCAAGCTTGTTCTTTACGCTAAGCCATTTTGGACTCATGGCGTCAGAAAGCTTGATCTGAAGCAGAGTGTCGTCTTTTCGGATCTCTAAGACCCTATTCTTTCCTTCACACTTTGGATCGGATACGGTTGACAAGAAATATGTCGCGAAGAACCTAGCGTTGTAAGAGGTATTCCTTTTAATTAGCTCTAGAATCGCTGAATATAGCGCTCCAAGATTACCAATATGATCAATTACCATCTTAGATAATTGTTCATCAATGGTATAACCCTCGTTTTCTCCTTCTTTGTGACTAGCCTCAGCAAAAGCTCTCTTAAAATTCATAAGGAAGTCATATTCGATAGAGAATTTGAATGTCCAGCCGTCCTCGTTTTGACGAGTGTACACCTCAAACCATACACTGCTCTTTGCTTGGTCATTTTTGTAGTTAATAGCACAAGTTCCATCGAATAGTTTTGAAAGAACTCCTTCTTTGCCAAATTTTGCCATTTTTAATCCTCTTTCATAAATCTGTCTTTGAGCTGTACATATCTTCCGTTCTTAAACACCATGACTTTTGGGTAGTTTGTCAACATGAAAGGGTTATATTTCTTTCCAAGTTCTGGAAGAGTGTCCCATATATCTTTAAATCTGGCTTGAATGGTAGTTTTATAATTACCAGACAGTTTCGCCGCTATAAAAGCAGGCGATTCCATCCAAAGCAAATCAAGAATCTTTCCCATCATATCAGATTTGATAAGCAATGCCGGATATTTAGTATCTACAGGCGTAATACTGACCATAAAACTCTGATTTTTCATGTTTACTAGGACTCCAGCCACAACAGTATCCCCGAGTTCTGTTAATATGCGGTTTACTCTAGGGCTTTTCGCTAGCATGATGTCATTTCCCTTCTGGATATGTTCCAGACTCAATATCGATGTATCTTTGGAGATACCAAATGGCTTTCTTGACGTCTTCTACACCATTTTTCTCCCTGCATCGCCAAATATACTTAAAAGCGTTGCATAAACAGAAGTTTTCAGCTGCTACCATGCCCTGGCTAGCAAATATAGCGTCGAAACACTCGACGGAACCCTTAGTATAATGCTTTGGGTTATTTACTGGATCAAAACCGGTAGTTTTCTTTTTCTTATCCATATAAATCAACTCTAACGAGATGAGATATACTTAAATAGCTTATAAATAGCCCATAAACCCCCTGTAAGGACTGTAAGAATAATATCCCCCAGGAAATTGAAGATACCATAATGCTTTTTATCGGACATAATAATTCCTCCTTGAATTTATAGCCTATGCTCCTTTGCATAGAGCCTTTTTCTACGTTCTTCTTTCAGATATAACTCATAATACTGCAATGTTGCCGGTTTTGCGGAACCATCTTCGAGATGATCGACTGTAGGTCTGGATATAAGCATATCTTCTGCTACTTTACCTTTCGTCAGACCCAGAGTCACCCTTAGTTTTCTTAGGTTTTCTGGTTTCATCGATCATCCTCCTTAAACGACCGAGTCCTTCCTCCAACACGGGATCGACTCTATACAGATATACATCCCTAGCCCTGTCGAAAACACTTTCTAGCTTCTTAGGCAGCTTCATTTCTACCTCCTTTCTTGAAATTATGCAGTTACGACTTTTATTGTATAAGAAAAGTGAAAAGTGTAGGTTACAACCGCACCCTTACGACTCTTAGACTCTTTGTGCGTATCAATCTTAATACGTCTATCCATTTTTCCTCCTTTTTTGTACAAAAATAGGCATTAGTAAGTCGTCCGTAGACAAAACGCCATCTTAAACAGGATTACAGCGGCTTTGTTTACCAGCGGAAACGATAAAAAGATTTTATACCTGTTTACCAGCAAAAACAAAAAGGAGAAGCCAAACTTCCCCTTTTCTTGAGATAACTCAATGATTTTCTTTCTCGTTTTCGAACCATTCTGGTTTAACTGCCCTCCATTCCGCTCGGATTCTATCAACATCTTGACGTGCTAACAATATACATGCGAAGATGCTCCACAGCATAAAGAATATTACGTAAGCGTTGTCGTTAGCAAACCTAGCAATCACAGACAATAACTCGGATAGAAACGTAAACATAATTTTCTCCTTTCAAGAGTCTATCCCTTCACTATACCAGATGTTCGGATTGCGAAAAAAAAAGAGTAGGGGAATCGAACCTCCTCAAGCGACAATAATATCCCTTTCCTAATCCCTAGGACTCTGTGCGGGCGGATTATTCACAGCTTTTGCGCTGTCTTCATTCCTCCCTTCACTATAACGCGTGTAAATTATGCGAGCCACAATGAAAAAATAGAGTTAGAGGAATCGAACCTCCTAGCGGCAACAGTAGTCGCTTCCTTCCCACTGGACTCTATAAAGGGTTGCGAATCAGATGACCCTATGGGTATCGTTCACTTCTTTCCCTTCACTATAACGCGTGTAAATTATGCGAAGCTCAGGCGAAAAAGGAAAGGCCGTGTTTTTATCACGACCCTCCCTTCGAGGAAAGCTTGTCACAATACAGAGTATATGACGTCTAAGCCTTCTTTACGAGACTCAGAGCCTTCGATACGACAACATCCATCTTTTCATAGTTCAGGATAAGGCAGACTCCTCCAATAGATGTGACTAGCGCTAATACGGACGTAATCACAGCAGTCTTGTTCACAACAAAATCTTTCTCATAGGACTTCGCCTCAAACAGATTCTTTAGATTCGTACAGATAAGCGTGTAATCAGTATCTTCTTTTGGTCTGTCTTCCATTTCTTTCAAGACGGAGTTAATCTCCTTCTCAAGATTCTCCAAATTCTCGTTCTTTTTGACAAATAAACCCATAATAATCTCCTTTCAAGATATGAGCTTCCTCATAATAGGCCGTGTTTTGCCTGCGAATATGGGTTTAGTTATTCTCCGTAGTCTTTGGCTCTACATTGAGTACGAAGGTCCTACGGTTCTCGAGATTATCAATATCAGAATTGATATTTAGCTTATAACGATCTTCGTCGGCATCCTTGTCTGTATTTACAGTAAGAGTGCCCTCGCCCTTGTAGGATTTGGAGCTGATCTGGAGTACAGTGCCAAGGAATGTACAAAGCAGTGCAGAAATGCCAGTCACAACCTCTGGATATGGGAGAGATGGCAGGCCGTTCGTAGCCAATACTCCCGAAACACCGACATAGAGGGTTGTCAGTGCTGGGAGAATAATCATAACAATATACTTGCAGATATCGTAAACCTTATTTGTTAGCTGCATTATAGATCCTTTCGTTTTTCGGTAATTAGACAAGCCCTAATTGGAAGTTTGTTTAGCTCTTCCATGATTTTTTTGGCTGACCCATTCCCTCCTAGTTTAGAATATGGCTCATATAGATACTGATTGATGTTCTCATACTCGTCTCTGGTGATGTACCCACGTTGAATATACTTCATTCCGAGACTTAGAATACGGTCATGCGCAAGGCCAATAAGCATTTCTCTTTCAACGCTCTCCCTAGAGGAGACAGAATACTTATTTTCTAAGTGCTTCTGGACAATAACCGTTATAAATGCCCAGAAGCCAGACGAGGCCAAGATTGCAAACACCACAGCAAGTGTGAGATCCGTTTCAAATAATCCGGTATTAACCAATTGCGTCATCTCTATCCGATTACTGCGAATGGTCTCACTCCGATTACATTAGACCAATTTGTCCAAGAGAGCTGGCCATAACGGTCTACTAAAATAGCGCTATAGGCAGGCAGCTGATCTCTTAGCATCCAATCATCACGAACGACAGGACTTCCAGCTGCTTTAGCACAAATAAATGATGGATTCAGATTAAACAACTTGAATTGTGACGTAGCCACAGGAGTCTCATAACTAATTGTCTTGGACTCAACTGAGGTTCGAGTGAAAAGACCGCTACCAAATACCATAAGCTGAGACATGTTATCTACGGAATGCATAACGGTTTGAATCTGGTCACAAAGATTTGACGATTCATTAATTCGAGATGACAAAGACTCTTTAACATTAAGTAACGTGTTATCGAATGCTGAAGCAACGGTACTCTTAGCTTGAGTCAAGCCGGTCTTATATACATCTGAGTTAACGTAACCGACGTAATTATTCGAATTCCAGTTGCTATTATAATTAGTTTTATATAGCACTGAGTCTGGAACGACAATAATATGATGCTTGTTAACGCCCGCTGTAGTGTCGTTATTATATTCCGATGCGTTGTCCAACGTGGAGCGTCCGTAGAAATAGTCAATATCTGCGACTCGCCATGTTACGCCATTAATAGTCCAATAGTCGCCAATGTAAATATCGCTGAAGGTTCCGCTTTGGATGGCATTCTTCTGGGTTGTCTTGAATGTGGTACCAAGATTCTTTCCTCGGTAGATATTGCGGTGCATCTCTGGGACGCCCTCAAAAATAGCCCATCGAAGGTCTGAGACATTGATCTTCCTAGTACCGTCAGGGCCGTCAAGAATAAAAATGTTATTGTCCTTGAGGGTATTTACGGCTGAATAGTCTGTAAGTTTCATTTCTCACCTCTTAAATAGTCTTTATGATATATTTTGTACTGAGCAACTTTCCGCCCGAAGAGTCGAGGATATTCTGGCCATTAGAGTCAGTCATTAGATCCTCAAACGGTTCTCCATTGATAATCTTATCGAGCTTTTTATTTACCTCAATGAGCTGATTCGCAAGTTGTCCAGCTTGGTTTGAGTTGAGAGTATTAGTAATGGTTTGGAACCAACTCTCGAACCTTGCCTGAGAGTCGGCTTGCCAGCTAGAATATGACTGATTCTTAGTTTTCAACCAATCATCCCACTGGATACCCCATGCTGCTACAAATGTATCAATTGACATCGTCTTGAGAACACCAATCACGAATGGGCAATCCGATGTGCCTACGCGATTTGTGAGTTCTTTTTCGGTAATGCTTACAGCTCCAGCCTTAATGTAGATATCTGCCAGAGGGTACTGATATACTCCTCCGGTTTTAACAAGCTGTGGCGGTTTAGGATTACTGTCTGGAGTGCCTTTTAATACCTTGATCTCATTACGTCGTGAGACAGTGTTAACCTCGATAACTACGGTGTCAATCCTGTTATTAATAACCTCAGCAGCGTCAACGATCAGTGGCAGGAGGGAATCATTAAGGGTCCACGTATGATTTAACCAGGCTCGTCCGGTGCCAACCACGACATTCATGCCGCCACTTGTTCTTACTACAAATCTGTCGCCAATAGTCTCATAGATGCCGTCATTAATGATTCCATCAAATATAGATGACATCTGAGTCGCGTCGTATTTGCGGTCGCCATTCATGGAATTGTAGAATCCATAGCTTACGCTCATCAGTTACCTCCTTCGTTTATGATCGAGAATGTCGGATATTCGTTGATAGATCCGCCCTTGCAAGAATAAATGTATTCGGTTATCCTAGCAGTGAATGTTTGCCCGTATTCATCTTCCAGCTGTACAATATCTCCGATGTTGAAGTCTTTGCCGTATTTAAACGACCTGGAATTCTCGGCCTCGCCGTCGAACGTTGTCGTGATCTTATATTCGGCCAAGTGTTCCTTCCCTCTAGTCTTGAGCATTTTGTAATACTCGCTGTTGGATACTTCTTGGTTATTGACTTTTCTGGATACATCACGGGCGTCAATAAATACTTCTCGTCTACTGAAACCGGTTCCAGCACCACCATCCCACTCAACTGTTGTGAGATATCTATCAGACCCTTCGCCTTCTCCACCAACTAATGCAACCGTTCGATGGTTAACATAGGTAACTATGGAGTTGGAATTCATAAGATTCTCAAAATTTGGCGAGAAGATGATGTAAGGACGATCTGTCTGGTCATAGGTTCTGTCT